GAGACGAAAGTCTCCCCTTTTTTTTATTGATCAAGCAAACTTAGTTTATTGTGCACTAAGTCAGTTTGACCCATTACTGTCGCAAGATATGAATAATCTTTTTGATATGCAAATGGTTCAGGAAGTGCTGGAGATTGCGGCTTATTTGAAGCACCAGCTTTTGCTCCTTGAGCCGCTGCAGCTGTTACTGCCGCAGCCATTTTCCCAGCAAAATTGACATTATATTTTTCAGCAATATCGTAAAGTGCGCGATCGTATTCTAATCTATCTCCTTGTTTGCTGAAATCATAATTTTTATTTCTTTCCATTTCTTGTTCTTCAGCTAAAGCTGCAGGGTTTTCATTTATACCCTTATAGACCTGTTTGCGTTGTTCATCAGTTAGACTTTTTGGTCTTACATCTATAGGTGGTGGCGCAGTTTCTTTTCTTTTTTGCAAATCTTTAGAGAATGACGTATCAGAGACAGTGCCTTCTTTAAATCCTTCCCATTTTTGTTGAATTTTTAATAAACTGTCTAACTCTTTTGGTGATAAATCGTTAATTCTTTTTGAGCTATCAACACCAAGTTCATTAATGATACCACCCACATATCCAGCTGAAGCTCCACTAGTCGTACTTCCTGTTGACCACTTTCTCAATGCATCTCCAACTGAAAGATTATTATACTCGCCACCAGTTAATAATTCTTTATGTGCTTTTCTACCTGTTTCCATGTCAGGAAATACAGCAAGTTTAACCCCACCATCTCCGATGACATATCCAACTGCACCTTGTTTGATTGCAAAATCGCCATAAACAATATTTCCTGGATTATTGTTTCTCCAAGAAACAGTTCCTCCAGTTCTAGTTTCATTGCCAATAGTAGTTGTGCCACCACTTCCACTTGGAGTTGTTGCAATTCTTTCCGCACTTTTGTTTTTGCTGCCTGGACCGTCGACATCTGTTTTAGGTGGTTCTACGCTTGGAGTTGCTGGTGCTCTAGAATCAACTGCTTTTTTATGATCAGCTTGATATCTAGACTGAGCTCTTTGTTTTGCCCAACTTATGAAAGAGTTTATATCTGGTGGATCAGTCGGAAATTCTTTTTTCCAAACATCATAGTAGTACATATACCATGTTCTTAATTTTTCTCTATATTCACTTGTGACATCTTGTTGAGAATCAATCCACGCATCTAACTCATTTTTTAACATTTCCCAATTCTTGTTGATGTTTTTTCTTAGATCTTCGCCTCTACCAAGATATTCTTTAGTTTGTTTTTCAATATCAGCTTCAACCTCTACAGCATCAGTTTCTCCAACTCCATATTCTGCACCAGGATCAAACATGATGTCAGTTCTTTTCTTTTGTCTAACTAATTCTTCTACTTTTTTCTTATCGCCTAATGCGGAAGCTTTAAGTATTTGTTGTTCAAGATCACCTGATTTATTTGCTTGATATGCTGCACCACCAACTGCTACAGCTGCAGTTCCAACAACTAAAGCGCCAACAGGATTCTCGACAGCAAGTGCTCCTAACCATCTAAGCCCCTTAGCTCCAGCTTGAACTAAAGAAGACCCTATGTCAGCAAGTGCCCTCATTATTGTACCAAAATTTAAAGTTAATATTCCTGTGATTATCCCTAGTGCACTTTTAAATGTGCTTCCTAAAAGATTAGAAAAAATATCAAATATACTTTCTTTTTTATCTTTACTCAATTTCTCTAAAATACTGTCTAGCTTTTTATTTAAATCTTCTAAAGCATATTTCTTTTCAGCTTCTTTTGCTTCTTTTGTTTGGTTGTCTTGTTCTTCACTTTTATTCTTTATAAACTTTACGTCTTTCGCAAGATCTACTAATTTATTTGAATTTTCTTCTTGTATTTTTTTAATTTGTGATAGAACTCCTGACGGTGACATTCTTTCACCAGTCATTTCTTGATTGTCTTTCTCTACTGTTACTCTAGGATTAATTAGCTTGTATTTTTCTTGCTGTACGTCTTTACTTTTAGAAACTCTTTCAGAATTAATATTTTTAATTATTTCTTTAATGTCTTTTCCGATTTCATTAGAATTCTTCTCAATAGTCGATATTCCACTTGTATTCTTTTTAAGATCATTTCTGATTTCTTTTAATCCACCTTCAACCATTTTATTAAATGATGAGAATTTACCATCAGGAGTTCTGTAGGTTTCTTTTTTATCTTCTTTTTTGTTTTCTTTTTTTGGAGCTTCTTCTTTACTTTTTGCAGACGTTTTTCTGGTGTATGTGACTCTTTCGCCAACCAACGACTTCATAATATTGTTTCTAATCTGTTCAGCAATTTCTTTGGCGTCTTTGACGTCAATATTCGGGTCTTGTTGTCTAATTGTAGAAACAAGAGATTTGATAGAAAAACCTGTAGCCGTAGCCATTTACTTACCTTCTAGTCTTTATCTGCATTTCTCTCAGTTTTGCCGCTTCTTGTTCTTCTTTAATTTTATTGGATAACATTCCAATATAAATGTCTTTTTCCCAAGGAATCATATCATCGAAAATTCTAAAATCAATTTTATGGTGATAAAGGAGAGAGAAATTTAAACTGTAATAGTCCTTTAAGCCATCATTACCAAAGCTTAGATAAAAAAATCGTTGAGACCCTCCAGCACAAAGTTGTGCTTAAATCCGCATTTTGGACATTCTTTATCTAATTCTTTTCTAACTATCGGTATATTATTGAAATATTTAGTTATAAGCTCATATTTTTCAGGAGGAAGCTGCACTATAAACTCTATCAATTCCTCCAATGTAGCATCTTTAGCGTAGTACACATTTTCTTTTTCAAAAATAAAATCAATACACATTGCTATAGATTTGAATTCTGAGTTTTCAACAGTAGGGTCGACATTTGCAATACTTTCTACTATCTCGAATGTTGGCAACTTCATTTGTATTCCGATGTCATCAGAGATCATAATTTTGTTGCTGTAATCTTGATTTGCCACTGGAACTTCTAATAGGTTAATTGAGGATTCAATAACCATTCCGCATTCTTTTTTCTCTTCTCCATCACCAACCAAATTCTTACATTTAAAAAAGACATCTAGATTTTCTCCCATTGATCTGGCTCTGAAATTCAGAAATAGAATTTCAATATCGACCGATGGTAGAGCATCAACGTCAATTGACTGATCTAGCAAACAATTTTTAATTATTGTTTTTGTAATTTTAATTGATTCTTTTGGATCTCTTTCTTCTACAATCTGCAGCATCAATTTTTGTTCTTTAACCAGAAATGGTCTAAACATCACTGGTTCTTTTATAGAAAGCAATTTTGCCTGATATATCGGAGTTTCAATTTTTGGCAATTTCATATAGTCACCTTATTTTATTTAATTGTCGGAGGAGGAGAAAAGTTTAGGGTAGATGGGTTGATAGCTGGAATTGATACAGAAGGAGAAACAGAACCATTTAAGCCAGCATTAGGATTAGATGATTTTCCTTCAGGAATATTAATTCCAGATCCAACTGGCAAATTCGGATTAGCATCAGTGAATCCAGTTCTCCATTTCGTATAAGCAAAAGTTACTTGGAGTTCATGTATTCTGTCTTCTTGCCAGTTTAATCCCATAGCATTTATTGAGATTGGAAATGCATCAAAAAGTTTAATTATGTAATTTGGTTGTCCAGAGTTCGTATAAGCAGTTATTGAAATATCTGTCATAGAAACAGGCTGATTGTTTTTGTCTCTTGGATAATTTAAAAGACCGCTTTGAAAATCAAGCATATAACTAAGCCAATATTCAAAATAATTCTTTTCAATCATATCACCGAAACAATAGAATGTTAGAGTGATTGGATCAAATGTTGGAAAATGTGCAACTCTTTGTGTGAATGCATTATGTCTAAATTCAATAGGATGTAGATTTACACCTGGTAATTCGGCAGTATGACATGCGAACTGTAGAGATGGTGATGTTAGCCCAACTCCAGCATAATTTTTTATACATGGAGGATTAGGTATATTGACTAAGAATTTACATGATTTTGAAAATTCTGATCTATTGTCTAGTTCGCTAAACAGTCTAGCTATGTTTGATATATTTTGGTTTGTTTGACTAGATGGAGCTTGGAAATTTGCTGATGTGTTTTGATTGTTTCCTAGAATTGCCCCCAATAATGATTGTGCTGCTCCAGCCAAAACAGGATTTCTTATATTTCTCGTAACCGAACTTTCTATGCTTCCTGTAATGTTATTGATATTTTGTTGAATAATTGTATCAGGATTAGTGATACCAACAGGATTTAAATTAATAGCCATTAGAATTGCCTTAGAGATTGACGTTGGACTTTAGTTGCTGTGGCTCCAATAAATTGTTCTGCTGGTAGGAAAATTGCAATTTCCCAATCGTCAGGTGCAACCTCAACAACTTTAGAATCTAAATGAGAATACAGATATCTTTTTAGACATGGAGCAAATTCTTTATATCTTCTTGTACCGCTTAAGATATTATAACTGATTCTCATTCTTGTTGTTTCATCAAAATTCTTATTGTTTAAAAGACCATAAAGTTTGTCTAATAAAGCTAAACGATGTTTTGATGAAATGTAATGTAAATTTAAACCAAGAAACCCATCACTGTAATTTTCAATTGGAATCACCAATGGGAAACGATCATAGTATGGAAGTACATCTTTTAATTTTGGATCATAGGAATAGAAATACATCTTTCCTACAATAATTCTTTTTGCGAATATGTTATCGGTTGCAGATAGAATACTTCTTCTGCTGGTTTGAAGAGTTCTTACGTTTCTTCTGAGCCAGTCTCGAGCTTTTTTGGTTCTGACTTGGATGTTCTCCTTCGCCAGATTATCCCTTACTTTTTCTATTAGACTTGCCATCAGGTATTTTTAACTCTCTTTCTGTAATAATTTCAAAATGCCAACCGCGATCAGCGCAAAACTCTCTGGCGGCTTTAAACTTGGCTTCATTCACTCCCCAAGTCGCAACCTCATTAATGAAGCTTCTGGTCACCTTTTTTGGCTTCACAGGCGGCTTGGTTTGTTTCTCGGGTTTAATCTCAATCACAAACCTTTTGATACTTCCGTCTTTACCTTTTATCTTAGCTACAAAATCGGGAAAGTATCTATGATATTTATTGTCTAGAGGGGAGATATATGGAATGATCAGTTCTTCGTTTGACCATTCAACAACGTTTTCGTTATCGTCAAACCATTCCATAACCTTTCTTTCCCAGAGACTTCTGTACCAAATATTGGAGACGTCTCCATAATACTTTTTCTGGTTTCTGGGATGAAAACGACCTGAGTATGCCATATAAATAGTCCAATAACACTAAAGCTTATTTATAGCTACAGGTATCATAATGGGATTATTCTCAGGTATTTCACTAAGTTCAATTGTTTCGCAGGGAGTCCAAGAGGGATTACAGGCTAGTTCTGTCGCTCCAAGTTATCTTAGCGGTGTGTCTCAAATAGGCACGGCTACTGTTAAACAATCAGTTGTTTCCTCGATCAATCCTTTGAATACTGGAGCCACACAATTATCAAATTTAAACGATCCGACAAAATCATATAATGTTCTTCGTTACCCACTAGAAGTTCTAGGAAATAGTTTAGAAAATCCACCGCATGCTGTGATGTTTTATGTTAATCAACCTATTACCTCACATTATGAACCTGCCAACAATGGAGCAGTTTCTAATGCCACCAAGAATGCTGCGTTTGTTTCTAAATCTTTAAACACGACAGGTAGTGCGTTGAGTGGAGTTAATGTAGACACAAGCAGTTTGACTGGTGCTGCAACTTCAATAGCGAGTAGCGCCGCAGATGTTGCTCAGCATATAGTCGCAGCAACATCTGCATCAAAATTACAACCATCAACTGTAAGAATTAAACAGGCAATTGCTCTTTATATGCCAGATACGGTAGTTGCAGGATTTCAACATAATTGGGACACTGTAAGTTTAACTAATCAATTGGGATCAATAGGAACAGCAGCTTTCGCTATTGCTGGTATAAGCGATTTGTTAAATAGTGGTAGTTTGTCAGATTTTGCAAAAACAAGCAACTGGAGACAAGTTCCAGAAGCTATAGCCAATAGTCTAAGCACACCACAAGAACTTGAGGCAGCAGGTGCAGTTTTAAATAGATTAACAGGAAGTTCAGATTGGGGTGCAATTGTAGCAGGTTCAAAAGGCTATGCGGTTAACCCTCAAATTGAAATGCTCTATCGTGGAACCGCTAACAGACAATTTATTTTTGAATTTAAATTCCAACCAAGAAGTTCAGCTGAGGCTCTTCAAATTAATGGAATTATAAAAGCATTCAAACAATATGCTGCTCCTACATTGATTACTGGAGATCAGAGTTTCGGTGGAAGATATTTTATTCCTCCATGTCAATTTGATATTGAATTCTTATTCTCGAATTCTCCAAATGCCAATTTGCCAAAAATATCAACTTGCGTTTTAGAAGACATACAAGTCAATTATTCTGAATCTGGTCAATTTGCAACATACTCTGACGGTATGCCTGTAAGCATTGGAATGCAGTTGAGATTCAAAGAAGTGGATATTATTTACAGTCAATTGATAGATCAAATGGGATACTAATGCAATACTTTTCAAATTTCCCCACAACACTATACACATTTGATCCAAATTTAAAAAACGTATTTAACGTTACAAACATATTCACACGTGTTAAATTTCTAGATAGCATTTTAAACAACATAAATGTGTATTATGCATACACTATGCAAAATCATGACACCTTTGAGAGTATCGCATACAAATATTATGGCGACGCCAACAGATATTGGATTATTTTGTTTGCTAATTTAATTCTTGATCCGCAATATCAAGCCCCACTAAATGATATTTCTTTTCAGAACTATATTGTAAACAAGTATGGCAGTTTAAGTAATTCTCAAGGCACACTAGAACATTATGAGAAAGTTAAAAAAGTTCTTTCTGTTCCATACGGGCAAATGCAACAGTCTACAGTAACAACTTCTAAAACATATTATGCAAACACAATATACTCTATAACTGATGAAGTTTCTGGAGAGATAATAACGAATTTGCCAACTTTAGCGCATCCAACTCTACAATTAACTTCACCGCCTTCTGTGACCGTTGGTAATACAGCAGTTTCTACCACAATAACTTTTAATGCTGTTTCAGCTTATGATTCTGAAGTTATGGTGAATAATTCAAGAAGAAATATACAACTTCCTAAAAAAGAATACGCAACTCAAATTGAGGATGAGCTTGTTAATTTATTGAGAAAATAATTCATGTCAACTCAAACAGTTCCAACAGATCAAATTAATGGCGTAACACAAACCAGTGACTATACTTTATCGGTATCATTAGCCACTGGTTCAGGACAGCTGCAAGATATAACTCCTCTAATAATGAAGTTTAATTTGTACGAAAGTTTATTTTCTCCATGTATGACTGGGGAAATGGAATTTGGTGACGGTTTGGATATAATTACAAATTTTTCTCTAAACGGAAACGAGTGGGTTTATGTAAAATTAGACAAACCATCTTTAAATAAACCAATTCAAAAAGCATTTAGAATATACAAAATTTCTAATCGCCAAACATCAACACAATCTATACAGAATTATATTATCCATTTTTGTTCTGAAGAATTAATTCTTTCTTCTCAAACATATGTTAGAAAATCATATAATGGAAGTGTTGATTCTATGATTAAGAATATATTAAATGATTATTTAAACGCATCGAGCAAAATAAACAATAACAATTTTATAAAACCTTTAGGAAATTACAGTTTTGTTATTTCTAGAATGAGACCGTTTGAGGCTATAAATTGGTTAGCAACAAGATCTTTTGGCAGCAATGAAAACTTATACTTTTTTTATGAAACTGCAGATGGATTCAATTTCTCTTCTTTTGAAAATTTAATTAATACCGAAACATATACATCATATTTTTGGGGTCCAAATATTAAACATGATCCATCTACAAACTACCAAACAATTTTATATTTTAAAATAGATAACGATTTTGATATTCTTATGGGAAATAAGATGGGTCAATTTTCTTCCTCTCTTTACAATTTAGATATAGTTAAAAGAACTTATTCTAAGACAACTTGGAATGGAAATTCTTATGACGAAAGCAGATTGTTAAACACTTATTTGCCAACAGATCAAACTAAAAACAGAATTGGTAAAAGCCTTTTTGATAATCCTGACGCAGTAGCCAAATATATGATCACTAGCGATGCGGATTCAACTACTAATCCTATTCTGCCTCAAAATTGGCTGCTTCAAAATTATGTAAAGAGCGCTCAGTTGAGAGGGTTGAAATTCACAATAGTAATTCCAAGTGATTTTCAAATAAGAGCAGGAAGAATTGTTACTCTGAATATGCCAGCTGGTGTACCTCAAGATGCAAATTCTTCCGAAAGAAGAGATCTATATAGAACAGGATCATATCTGGTAACTGCAGTTCGCCATGGTATTACTGATCAAATTTCTTCTACTACTTTAGAATTGTTATCGGATTCTTTCAATCAACCGTTACCAAATCCTGTTGACAATTCAGCACCTCTACAACAATTGAAGGGATTATAATGTCTGAACAAGAAAAATATTTTGCTGGGCTAGACCCATTTATATGGTGGATTGGTGTTGTAGAAAGCCGTCAAGATCCTCTTGCGCTTGGTCGTTGCCAAGTTAGATTTTTTGGATACAGTAACGATTCTTTGACTGATATTCCAACATCAATGTTACCATGGGCACACCCAGCGCATTCTTTAAACGATGGAACTTTTGCGACACCAAAAGAAAGCGATGTTGTCTTTGGCTTTTTTGCTGATTCTTACAGCAGACAGCAACCAATTATGTTGGGAGTTATTCCTGGATATTATACTAATCCGAATAACAAAGGCGCTGGATATAATGATGTTAGAGATGATAAAACAGTATCCTCAGCACCAAGACCAGTAAAGTCTAGACAATATAATACTGATGGAACTGGAATTAAAATATCAGAAAATACAAACACATCAACATTAAGATATCCAAGGGATTATCAAGTAAAGAATGCTTCTATTACTTCTTTGGCAACAAACCAAGCTGGTAAGATTCCAAATAATTCTGAGACTGTTAATGTTATGATTGACAGAGCAAAGAACTTAGATACAAATGTTCCGACTGCCGCTGGAATTTCTTGGAATGAACCTGCTTCTCCATATCAGCCGAAATATCCATACAATCAAGTTAAAGAAACAGAGTCTGGGCATGTATTTGAAATGGATGATACTTTTGGGCATGAGCGTGTTTCTTTGATGCATAGAACTGGAACTTTTATGGAAATGTATCCAGATGGTTCTAAGGTTCAAAAAGTAACCAACGCCAACTACGAAATTGTAATGGGTAGTGATTTTGTTCATATTATGGGATTATCCAATAAGACTGTAAACGGCGACCTGAACGTTTTAATTGGCGGTCAATGTAACGTACAAATTTCTGGAACCACAACTATAACTGTGGCGAATGGCGATATTAATATGACTGCACCTCAAGGTAATGTAACCATAGCTGCAGGACAAACTCTAAGTCTACATGGTAATCAAATAGACATATCAGCTTCAACAAGTATTAATAAGTCGGCTGGTTCCACAGTCGGCGTTAATGCTCCAGGTGGAATGCATATGATAAATGGAGACATTACAACAGGAAATAATTTAAGTAGCGATAATGGCTTTAGCGGTACACTTACTTCCGTCACAGGAGCGCAATATCATTTCGTTAATGGAATTTGCGTCAATAAGAGCACATAAGGAATTTATAAATGAGCGAGAATAACGGTTTACTTCCAGTAAACATTAAACATTTAAACGACATAGCCACTGGCTTAGATAATATGGCAACCTCGAGTTGTGATACAATTCAAGCTGCCATCAATCGTCAGTTAAAAGGTGTGGAAGATCTTATTGCTGATATGGTTAGAGAGATTAAATCTTTATCTCAATGGGCAGATTTAATAGATTTTAACCCATTCTCATTTATTAAAAAGTTCATTAAAAAAGTTATCGGTCCACAGTTAGACGCAGCTATCAAATATGCTGTCCAATTAGCTTTACTTTTAGCGGCAGTTATAAAAATTGCTCAAGCTGTTCAAAGATTGGCTGTAAAAATAATCGGCTGTACAGTTTCAGCTTTTAGCCGTTTGACAGCTGTTGTTGGTAAACTTACTTCGGCGCTAAAAGCTGCACTGGCAAATGTTCTTAATATAAGAAATAAATTTAAGGCTGCAGTTGCTGCAGAAGTGAACGGTATCATAACTTTTGTAAACCAAGCTAAGGCGAATGCAATTGCAGAAGTCAACGCTGTCCAGACCCCAAATTTTGGAGACGGAAAGGGATCTACAGTCAACTTTAAACCTGCTATTGTTCCTTCTTCTTCTGGCACTCAAGCGGTTGGACCAAGTTAAATAAATAATAAAAATGGCAAAATCAAATACAATAACTACAACATATAGTGATTTTAATGTTAATTTTAACGTTAATCCGATCACTGGGGATCTATTAAAAGTTACTGGAACGAATAGTGTCGTCCAGTCGCTTATGAATTTGGTGCAGATTAATTATTTTGAAAAGCCATTCCACCCTGAAATTGGTTCAAATATTAGAGGATTGCTTTTTGAACAAATGGATCCTTTGACATCAAACGCTTTATCTAAAGAAATAAAAGTTCTTGTTGAAAATTTTGAGCCTAGAGTTAGTATTAATAATGTGATCGTGCAAGCTGATTATGATACTAACGGATATAATATTGAAATCGATTTTGAGATTTTATCAGTGAATAATACATTTACAATATCAACATTTCTGCAAAGGCTGAGTTAATGGCTAACAATACTTCACAAATTCAATTAACCTCTTTAGATTTTGACACTATAAAGCAAAATCTGGTTACATATTTACAGAGTCAATCTCAATTTGCAGATTATAATTTCCAAGGTTCGGCTTTTAATGTTCTTTTAGACATTCTTTCATACAATACATTCTATAATGCATTTTATATGAATATGATTGCCAATGAGATGTTTTTAGATACAGCCGTCTTAAGATCCTCAGTTGTTTCTCAAGCTAAAGCTTTAGGATATACTTCTAGATCTTCTATTGCTGCACAAGCAATTTTAAATGTCACTGTCACAAAAGCTCCTGGTGATACAACAACCTCTTTATACATTCCAAGATTCACACCGTTTGTTGCTGCAAGTTTAGGTGGAGCAACATACACTTTCTACACAGTAGATGATACTGAAAATGTTGCGAACACTGGATCAAATTTCATATTTAACAGCACTGTTGTTAAAGAAGGTGTTCCAGTAATCAAATCTTTCAATTATAGTGTAGCAGAAAACCCATCTCAATATTTTGATTTGGTTGATCAGAATATTGATATTTCAACTCTACAGGTTATCGTACAAGCATCAACAACTAATCCTTCATATAATGTGTTCACTTTGGCTGAAGACGCGACAACTGTTACTGCGAACAGCAATGTGTATTTTGTTGAGGAAGGTTCAAATTTAAATTACTTAATTTATTTTGGAGATGGAGTAATAAGTTCAAGTCTAGTTGACGGAAATATCGTAACCGTTTCTTACTTGGTGACGAACGCTGATAACGCAAACGATTTACAATCATTCTCAATGCAGGCAACTCTATTAGATGGTTCGACATCATCAGTTGTCACTGCGACGCCTTCTTTTGGTGGAGAACCGATAGAAAGTGTTGCAAATATAAAATTCAATGCTCCTAAATCTTTTATTGCTCAAAACAGAATTGTCACTAAGAATGACTATATTACGATTATCAATAAAAATTACCCTTATTTTGATTCAGTTACCGTTTGGGGTGGTGAGGAAGAAGTTCCACCAGTTTATGGTCAAGTGTTTATTTCAGCTAAACCAAAAAATGGATATGTCACAACTACATCTCAAGTAGACTATCTAATCAATGATATTATCAGACCATTTAGTGTTTTAACAGTTACTCCAAATTTTGTAAATCCAGATTACGACTTTTTAAACTTTAATCTGACTGTAAATTATGATCCTTCTCAAACAACACAGTCACAACAAAATCTTATTTCTTCAATCGTCAATACTGTTTACAATTTCGCAAATACAAATTTAAACACATTTAATTCATCATTCCAGTATTCAAAATTCCTAGCTGCAATTGACGGAACAAACCAAGCAATCCAGTCATCAACAGGAACAATTTATATTGAGAAACGATTCTCTCCAAGTATATTAGAATCTGAAACATATACTATTAAATTTGGAACTTCTCTACATCATGGAATTTCTAACGACAGATTATACTCAACAGGCTTTATTCAATTAGATTCAAGCGGTAACGAACAAGAATGTTACATTGAAGAAACTCCATTTGATTTCGGAAGTATTGAAAGTGTAACAATTAACTCCCCAGGTTATGCATACACAACAGCACCAACTATCACGATTGAAGGTGATGGTCTAGGTGCAAACGCATATCCTATTATTGTTAATGGTCAAATTAATTCTGTCGTAGTTGATGTTGCAGGTAACAACTATACGACAGCAGCAATCACATTATCTGGCGGTGGCGGCACAGGCGCATCATTAACTCCTAACTTAACTGGAGGAACTGGTGTGCTAAGAACATACTACTTTGACACCAATAATGTTAAACATATTTTAAACCCAACAGCAGGAACAATTGATTACATTAATGGTATAGTTACGTTGAATAATTTTTATCCATTAAGTGTTATTGGAACTGATGGGGTTCTTTCTATATTTGCGCAACCAGATAATTATAGTTTCTCATCTAAAAATCAAATTATTTTAACATTAGATCAAACAAGCTTAACTGCAGTGTCAGTAATCTTAAACGCAGTATCATCATAATATGGCAAATACAACATTAACAACATCAGGATTATTGGAATCTCAATTTCCAGAATTCATTGTAGCCAATAATCCAAATTTTGTTGCCTTTGTTAAGGCATATTATCAGTGGCTGGAAGATTCAAATACTGGTGCTGTTCTTTATCAAACTAAAAACCTATTGAGTTATAAAGACGTAGACGAAACTACAGATCAATTCATTCAATATTTTATTAACGATTTTCTACCATACTTCCCTCAAGAAATCGCAGCTGATGAACGTAAACTAATTAAAGCTGCTAGAGAATTTTATGTAACCAAAGGTAGCGAGAATTCTTTAAAGTTTCTTTTTAGAGTTCTTTATAATGAAGATGCAGAAGTTTTCTATCCAAAGAATAACATATTAAAAGCCTCAGATGGTAAGTGGCAGATTCCACAATCAGTTAAATGTATCTTAGGAACTGGTGGATATCCAAGTGTTAATGTTGGTCCAAATTTCGACCCAAACAATCTTGTTCAAAGACAGGGTATTGGCTCTGTTTCTAACTCAACTTGTACTATTGAGTCTGCATATTTGACTGTTGATCCAGAATTCGGATTTGAAGTTGTTGAGATTTATCTATCAAATATTAGCGCACCGTTTGTCGCTGAAGAAAACCTGATTGTAAATGGCACATACGCTAACACTGAACAATTCTCATTCCAACAAAAGATTATTGGTTCTCTTTCAAATATCGTAATTAATCCAAATTATCAAGGTCTTAACTATAATGGACCAACTTATAATTTTGATGGAACTATTAACTATCCTGGAGATCCAGTTGTTATCTTTGGTGGTTTAGCAAACACTCCGCAAGCAACTAAAGCTGTTGCCTATGTCAACAATGTCAGCGTTGGATCAATCTATTCTGTCGGTACGGAAAGTGGTGGTTGGGGATATAGAACATTCCCTAACACTGTCGTTACTGTTGTTTCAGATACAGGTATTGGAGCAAATGTTGTTGTTCAATCAGTAGATTATATTAACGTTGCCGCAAACTCAATTATTGTTAATACAGATGCAATTGAATTTATTGCTAATTCAACAATTGAGTTCTACGCTAACACATATACAATCAATGGAATCTCAACTTCTGGCACAACAACTCAAACTGTAAATTTAAATACAGCAACTTTCCAAGCAAATACGACCATTGATAATTTCTATAGAAACTACTATCTTCAAGTTGTTTCTGGAACAGGACACTCAGCTTCTCCAAATATTGCAATTATTGAACAATATTTCTCATCAAATCAACTTGCTGTGTTGGGCGCACCATATTTGGGTGCAACTTTAGACTCTACAAGTAATGTTGTTCTATATGCAGATCAATATTATGGATTTGCTAATAACCAAATCTTCATTAATGGATGCACTGGTGCAGGTAACAGCTTAAGCACTGTAAATCTTCATAGCACAACATTCACACCAAGCGCAGTTAATGGTTACTATAACAACTCCTTAATTGAATTTGTGGCTGGAGCTGGAGCAGGTTCTGCAGGATTAATTACTGCATACAACGGTTCAACAGGTGTTGCTACATTTATACCACTTCCACAAACACCACCATTAAGTGTGGCTCCAAACGCAACTACAAATGCTGTTGTGTTTTACGAAAACGCTAATGTGTCCTTAAGTAAGTCGTTCACATCAACCAATCTCCAAGTTGGTAAGATCACATCGATGAATGTGATCAATGGTGGATTTGGCTTTAAATCTAAACCAACTATCTCATTAGATTCTCAATTTGAATCTGATTTCTCTGTTGTTTATGCTGGATATAACGATCCAACAAATATTTCAGAACACGCTAACACAGTACAATCTATCAGAGACATTGGCCAAATCGCAAATGTTCAAATTATTTCAGCAGGAATAGGATACGATACAACTAAAGATGTTATTGTAATCAATAACTCCCTTGGCCATGGTGCAACATTCAGCTTCACTACTCATGCTAATGGATCTATCGCAACAGTATCTGTAACAAATCCTGGCGAAGGATACACTTATCCAATCTCAACAACAACTCCAATTTATTTGGCTAACAGTGCAAATACTCAAAACGCTGCAAGTGGAACTGGTGCACAATTAGTTGCTTATGGTTTTGATGAAGGCGCGAACTTTGACGTTTCCGTAACCAACATCGGTCAAATTTATGACTTTAGAATCGTAAGTCGTGGATTCGATTATCAAACAACACCAAATGTT